GAAGCACTTCTGTAGTGGGAACATTCACTAAGGCAATCAACGATGAATTCCTTACCGTGCTGGATGCCGGACTTGGCCGTCCGACCCCTGACTATGTCCAACTGGGCGCGTTGGCTGGTGTGATGGCCGCAGCACTTGGTGACGATCCTGGACGCCCGTTGCAGACTCTGCCATTGGTTGGTATTCTTCCGGAGATCAAAGAGAACCGTCGTTTGTGGAATGAAAAGAACTCACTCGTCGATGACGGTTGTTCAGCAATTGGTGTGACGAAAGCTGGTGTTGTAACTATCGAACGGTTGGCCACTACCTACCTGACGAATGCTGGCGGTGCGAGTGATCCGTCTTACCAGAACACCACGACGATGTTCATCAGTTCCTTCGTGCGTCAAACGTTGATTACCAAAGTTACTACAACGTACCCGCGCCATAAGCTCGGAAATGATGGAACCCGTTATAATGCGGATCAGCCTGTTGCTACACCGAAGATGATCACTGGAACAATCCTCGGTTGGTTCACTCAGCTGGAAGGCTTGGCGTTGGTTGAAAACTATAATCAGTTCAAGGACGAACTGGTTGTGCTTCGCGACGGAACCGATCCTGATCGTATCAATGCAATCCTGCCCACGGACTACATCAACCAGTTCCGTATCTTCGCTGGTGAGATCCAGTTCATCCTGTAATCAGTATATAACCCATAAACCTTAAATAAGTAAAGGAGAATCAAAATGTCAGATCGCGCAGGTTTAATCAGAATGACCATCCAAGGGGATAGCTATGACGTGAAAGGAAGCGTTGCTATCCGCCCCACCAACCTGTCTCGTGAGCCCATTGAAGGACTTGATGGATATCATGGTACAAAGCGTATACCTAAAGCCGCAGGGGCCAATGGTATCATCACCGATTCGGGCACCTTGAAGATTAAAGATCTTCAGGATGTGGTAGACGGAGAAGTCTTCTTCGAATTGGCGAATGGTAAATCTTACATGCTCACAGGTGCAACTTACCTTGAACAGGCTGAGCTTGGTGTGGATGAAGGAGAAGTAGGATTCTCCTTTTCATGTGACCGTTGCAACGAATACTAACCCAAAGGAAAACTGAACCATGGCTGAAGAAAAAACATATAAACTGATAGATCCGATCAAGTCCAAAACCGACGGTGGTGTGGACATCACGGAGATCGTTCTGCGGAAACCAAACCTGAAACGGTTGAAGCAGTTCGATATCCATGAGAAGCATGGACAGTATGAAAAAACTGTCCGCACCCTCGCCGCATGGACTAAGTATCCACCTGCGATTATTGAACAGATTGAGTTCGATGACCTGCAAGCCCTCAATGAGGTGATGGAGGATTTTACCGGACTGTCGGAAGAGTAGAGGACATGTTGAGGGAAATGGAGAAGATGGCGGGTAACATCGCCTACTCTTTCCATTTCCCTCCGGACTCTATCATGTCTATGGATATTGAGGACATGTTATTCTGGCAGGAACAGTTGAATCGAATAGATAAAGAGATCAAAGCCGAGATCAAAAGGAAGTAATACTATGCCTAAATTTACAATAGATGTCCTGATTAAGGGCAGCACCAATATGGCACGTGTTGCCGACGCCTTTAAGAAGTCTACGGATAAGATCACCGGTTCCATATCCAAAGTAACCAACATTGCTAAAACGAATAAGAAGGCAATCGCTGGAAGCACAGTTGCAATCGACCGCCTATCCCGCGCACTCGGGATAGGCTTAGTTGCTGCATTCGCCGCAGTCGCTCACGCTGGTTCTGGTTTTGAAGTTGCGGTCGCTGACCTGTCCGCTTTAACAGGTATCGTCGGGAAAGACCTTGAGGCTCTATCTGAAGAAGCTCTCGTCATGTCACGGAGCTTTGGTGTGTCTGGGGCAAACGTTGCCGGAGCTATGAAGTTGGTCGCTTCTGCCAAATCCGAATTGATTGGAGTTGAGGGCGCGATTGAGAAGGTTACACATTCCGCGCTCATGTTATCCAAAGCATCGCGAGTGGATCTAACTACTTCCACCCGAGTACTCACTACTGCAATGAACCAATTTAACTTGGGAGCTGAGGAAGCCACCCGAGTCATCAACGTCCTCGCTGTGGGTTCTAAGCTAGGTGCTTCCGAGATCGCTGACACTGGACAGGCTATCCTGCGTGCAGGTGTCGCCGCACGTGTTGGTGGAGTCTCCTTCGAAGAGACTAATGCCGCACTCCAAGTACTGGCCAAAGGTGGTCTCAAAGGTGTAATTGCCGGTACTCAGTTTAAAACCATGTTGCTGCGGATGATGCAGAGTTCCGATAACCTCAATCCAAAGATCGTCGGCCTGTCCAAAGCATTTGAGAACCTTGCGCTTGCTAACCTAACTGGTGCGGAATACGCTCAGCTGTTCGGCTTGGAAGCGATGACTGCTGGTATCATTTTAACAGAACAGATCCCCCTCCTGAAGAAGTGGACGAAGGCGTTCACCGGAACCAACATCGCGTTTGAACAGGCGGATGTCAACATGGCGACCCTGTGGGAAACCACCAAGCGACTAGGAACAGCCATTCAGTTCTTCCTGATCAAGACATTCAATAAGCTAGCACCTGTGCTCACTAAGACAGTTGGCGGACTAACCAAGTTCCTGAACCTAGTAGCACAGCCTCCAAACTTGGCAGTCAAGATTGCCGTCATAACTATGGGGGTTGCATTCACAACTGCCGCATGGGCTCTTGGAACCCTGATAATGCAGATACAGATATTAAGGCTGATCAACTGGTGGACGATAGTGGGACCAGCAATAGCCTCGATGAATGCATGGGGCACTTCCATGGTTGCTGCCAACGTAGGAGCAATGATTGCTAAAGTGGGAGCACTCGCGATATCCATGGGAACCGGCTTAGTGGCTGGAGTCACTGCCGCTACCACGGCTATATCCGCTTTCACCGTAGCCCTATTGGCCAACCCTATCACATGGATCGCTGTCGCCCTTGCTGGTATAGTCGCATTGGTATGGCAAGTGACTAAGAACTGGGATACATGGGGAGCGACAGTTGCGGCCTTCATGGGACCGTTCGGAACTCTTATCTCCGCGGTGATGGAATTCAAGAACCACTGGGCTGACATTTCTGCCGCCTTTAAGGATGGTGGGATGGTGTCGGGAATACTGGCTATCGGGAAGACGCTCACACTTGCTGTCCTCAAACCCATGGAACGGTTGCTGAGCTTGATAGCTAAGATCCCGGGAATGGGAGCAGTCGGTGACCTTGCAGACAAGCTTGGAGGTGTTGAGGCTAGTATGTTCCCGGACCTAGCCGAAGGATCACTCACGGACCAAGCGAACTCCGCCATTCAAGTCGTGCCGGCACCTGTCGCCCGTCAGGAGTTAGATGTTAATATGAAAATAGATGCTGAAGGCAGGCCTACCATAGAAAAGACTGAATCTACTGGGACGCTCATGCTCAATACCGATATAGGATTCACTTATGCAAGTTGGGGGATTTAATTATGGCTACGGAAAAATGGCGCGAAAAAATGAAAATATACGCTTCCTTTGGGGGAGCAAGGTTCTACGTATCCACCGTTGAATATCAGGCGGGACGTCAAACCAAGAAACATACTTTTGATAAAGCGACTACAACGACTGGGAAAGGTATAGGTCCTGCAGGAGTAGGAGTCAAGGTAGATAAAGCTATAGCTGCAAGAGATGGGAAGGCGGTAGGAGCCCGTGTGAGTTCTTCAGAAGACCCATATATTGAAGACCTTGGTGGCGCTCCTAAAATGTTCTTGGTTACTGGATACTTCCTGGAATCTAATCTCGAGTTTGGAATGCCTGACTACCTTGACTCCAGAGACCTGTTCATCAAAAAGATGAGTGAGGGAGTGGCCAGGACTCTCACCCTCCCTACATTCGGAGATTTAACATGCAAGCCAGGAAAGCTGTCTACTAAGTTTTCAAACAAGGAAGGGGGAATAGAAACCTTCACAGCAGTCTTCTATCGGGAAAATATAAACTTCCAGCCGTTCTTTACTGAAGATACCAAATCCGTACTAGGGATAGAATCGGAAGTCCTATTGAATATCTTATTGGATATGGCGAAGGACACCTTCAGTGTCACTGAACCTCCGTTATCTGTGACAACTGCTGGAATCCCTGGAGTGGTTCAAATCCCTGAGGATATTGGACTGTCCAAGTTCGTGGCAGAAGATACCCTTTCCGCCCTTGATAAGTTCCGTAACAGTATCGCAGGACTCACAGGCTATGGCAAAACCAAGCTCGCTGAATTGAATAAGCTCCAGCAACAGCTTAATGGGTTCTCCAATAACATCACGGAACTGATCCTGGCTCCTTCCGAACTTGCCAGTTCCATGATAGCCATCGTGACTCAAACGTCCAAGATCTTCGTACGTCCAATAGACGCCTTCTTCGCTCAACGTGATCTGTTGACTAACTTCTTCAGTGATCTTGGTTCCGTACTAGGGGATACTCTAGATGCTTTCAGTCTTAGAAGCAATCTATCCTCCATCCGTTCTATCACGGAGAATGCTGCTGGTTCTGAAATGATGAGGAACGCTAGTGACATAGACTTTGATTCTGCAGAACAGGCACTTGATACACGTGACCAAATGTCCGATCTAATTGACGATCTCCAACTCAGGAACGCAGATGTTATTTCTACTGGTTCTCCTTTCCTGCAGATGAGAACTGTCCTTGCCGCATCCACACGAGACATCACCCAACGGTCAGCTACCCTTCCTATTGTGGAATATGTAGAACTAGATGAATCCATTCCCCTCTTAGTAGTAGCCTATGGTCTATATGAGGATGCCACACGGTTTGAAGCAATAGCAACTAGGAATGGAATTAAGAATAACCTGTCCCCGAAAACCAACCTTGAGGTCTTAAGCTCATGATCACATTAAAACTAGAAAGAGCTCAAGTTGAGGGTTTTCAAACGTACAAAGTGATGAGTACGATGAGAGCCCTTTCAGACGCTTTTGAGCTCACCTGTCCCAACTCCACCTCGGCTCAAAGTATAAAGGCGGGATCGGCATGTCAGATCCTTGTGGACGACGACCTGACTATAACCGGATCGGTTGACCGCCTACACTATTCCTCAAGGCAAGGGATACTTACATGGGCAGGCCGAGATAAGACAGGAGCCTTGGTGGACAGTTGTCCCGTTATTTCGACAGGACAGTTTGTCTCTGTCACTGCCAAGCAGATAATTGCCGCTCTAGCCTTGCCATTTGATATCACAGTGACTGGTGAGGATGGGAAGTTCTTTAAACAATATAATGTAGAATTAGATGGGCGCATATCTGACACCATTGCAGAGATCTGTTCCCTATCAGGAATCCTTGCAACCTCCTCCTCTGATGGCAATATCATATTGACCAAAGCTGAAGCTGTACTTTCAGATATCATCTTACAAGAGGGACGCAATGTAGCTGAGTTTGAAATGACCGCCGATGCCTCTGCTGT